TGGCGGGGTGGTTCAGTGCAGGCCCGGATATCGGTGCCGATTTGCGGCAGCCTCCGGGAATTTCCAAGGGGCGGCGGTGTTCCGACCAAAGCAGGGAAACGTGGTGCTCCTCTATGCGGTGGCCGGGGTCCTGTACGTGAGCCAGTATCCGTTCCGGGAGGTTTCGGTCGAGTCGGGCGCTTCCTTTTCTGAGCAGGCCCGGCAGCTCTTCTTCCAGCAGGCCGAACAGAGCCTCCAGTACAACGACGACGGGTCCCTCACACTCATCACGCCCCGAAACGTGATGGTAATCCAAGACGGGGCGCTCTCGGCTCCCGCCGTGTACGACGGCACCTCAGCGCAGACCTACCGGGGAGAGGGGTCAATCCCGCTCGGGGGAGTGATGGCTTGGTCGGGGGACCGGCTCTGGGTAGCGCGCGGAGCGAACCTTTTTGCGTCGGACATCGCCAACCCGTTTTCCTTCCGGGAGCCCGACTACTTCGCCACGGTATCAGCGTTTACACTCCCGGGAGAAATCACGGCACTTGCGGAGGTCCCGAACTCCAGCATTGCCCAGTTGCTCGTCTTCACCAGCTCCACCACGTCGCTCATCCAGAGCGGTGTGCGGAACCGGGAAACGTGGAACTCGACCCCCAACTTTCAACGGGTGCTCTTCCCGGCGGTTGGGTGCCTATCGGATAGGTCGATTACTTCCCACTTGGGGCTGCTCTGGTGGTATTCCAATTTCGGGCTCACCTCGCTGGACTCGGCGGGGGTTACCCAAGTTAGCTCGGTGCTTCCGTACCGCGACAACGAAATGGCGGACAGCAAATCCCGACTCTCCTCCGACCTGACTGGCGTGGCGATGGCCTTCTTTGAGAACTACCTCCTTGTCAGCGTGCCGTACTGCGACAAGTACAACCGACATACGTGGGTGCTCGATAACGCCCCGATTCAGCTTGCCGAAAAGAAGGCGGGGGCAGCGTGGAATAGCTTCTGGACGGGAACCCGCCCCCTTCAGTGGGTGTACGGAAACTTTGCAGGGAGCGAGGAAATCTTCCACTTCTCGAAGGACTACGACGGGGAGACCCGGTTGTGGGAGAGCTTCACCCCCGACCGGCTGGACGACGGCTGCGAGATTACGTGGTATCTGGAATCCCGTGGAGTTGACGCGGGGCTCCCGCTGCAACTGAAAACTTTTCGGTACGCGGACGTATTCCTCCAAGAGCTGGAGGGCGACGTGGATATCGCGGTGTTCTGGGCCGGGGCTTCCCGGGGCCGATATAAGCGCATCCTCACCAAACGAATTAAGGCGTCACGCGGCTCCATCCGCACCGGCTCGGCCCTCCGATACGACAGCACCCTTTTTGCGATGAAGAAGCAGACCCGAACCATCCGCACGCAGGACGCCCGGGACTTGGCAGGAGCCGAGACACTGACCTCGACGGATATCGAATCGGCGCTGGCCGAGTTCATCGACGAGTCCTTCCAGATTCTCATCGTCGGTTCTGGACCGGGCGCGGTGCAGGGGCTGAGGTACTTTTTCGAGCCCCCGCAGGGACAGCGCGGCTCAGTGAGCCCGAATAAAGAGGTCTCCGGGGCCGTTGAGGAGGACGAGACCGACGAGAATTTCGTACGGTTCGACGGGGCAGCCGCAGACTCCCACGACTTCGAGGAGGCCATCACGCGCCTCTCAGCGGACATCCCGGTGTACGTGTCCAACCGCACTGCCACAGTGACGCAGGACGGGATGACTTCAGTGCAGACGGGCTATGCCACCAGCGTCATCTCCCAAGCGGACGCCGACAAGGTGGCGAACCACGCAGCGTCCAAAAAGGCGGTGCGGGAACTCCAGATTAACCTCCCCCGGATTGTCAGCGTCGGTCTAGCACTCGCATGAACCCTTTACGCAGCCTCTCCGCTATCACTCGCCGGGCATTGCGAATCGAGTATCGCTCGCCGCTCGTGTGTACCCTTTCGGCGATTTCTTCGAGCTCGGGCTCGGGCTCTGGAGTGGCCGCCCTGCTTGACATCCTCGCCGTCGCCCGCCGGGCGGGACCCACCAACCTCGCGGGGGTTGTGGCCTCCGCGACAAGTTTGACGTTGACGTGGACCGAGCAGACCTACATCTATTCCTACGTGGTTTACCGAGCGACAAGTGCCCTTGGCCCCTTCGTACAAGTGACGGCCAACGTCATCGCCGAGACGTTCACGGACACCAGCATTCCACCCGGCACCTACTATTACAAAGTTACCGGCATTGAGCCGAGCGCGGGCGAAACCTACGCCTCAGATATCGTCGGACCCTTCACACTTCCCTAATCATGGCACTTAATAAAACTAATCTGGTCATCGTAGCGGCCCCCCTTCCGGCGGATTTTGAAGGGACTCCCCAAGAGTTCTACGAGTCCATGATTGAGCGGATGGAAATCCAGTCTCCCGTCGGCACTAACTTTTTCGTGGTTGGCGACGTAGAGCCCTCAAGCAATCAAGGGCCGTGGCTCAAGGGCGGCTCGCAGTGGTGGGTATTTGATATCGTCTCGGGTCGGTACAGTCCCCTCGACATTTCGGAGTCTGATGTGGCCCTGTTCTCCATCGGAGAGACGGTACCGGCGACTCCGGGCACGTCAGACCCGCTGGTATGGCTGCGGACTAGCGGCACCCGGTCGGTGGGGTGGTATACTTGGGACGGCACCACATGGCGCGCGGTCAGCCCGACCCCGCCGAGCGGAGCCACGGCGTTACGGCCCACGGCTCCGGCGGACCTCGAACTTTTCTGGGACACGACCATCAACGCCCTTTTGCATTGGGAGCGCGGGGCGTGGAGAACGGTAACGGGTGTCCCCGGGGACATCAAGTTCGTCGTCCATTCCCTGCTGACGGACGCCCTTGCGGCGAATCCGGGATGGCTGTATCTTGGCGAGAGCGACCAGTCTGTTCGCGGACTTTCGCTGGCGGTAGCCGCGAAGGACCCCGGGGCGACCCCGGTCAGCTCGTACGCAACGGATTCGGGAATCACGGCGCAAGCCTCTGGAACGAAGCTCGGTGCGGAAACCTGCGTGCTCTCCAACGACGAAATCCCGCAGCACACCCACTTAATTGGCCACGCCACCCTCCTGAACAGCGACAACAACGTCTGGCTGCATCGGGTTGACGACGCGGAGACGATTACCATCCCCCCAATTGTCCCCCCGAACTACTTCGAGGTCAAGGGCGAGGGCAGCGGTAACGGCACCAAGCTCGGAACGGCTGGAACCGGCAACGCGGGCACGATGCTGATTACGTCCCGGCAGATTACGACGGTGGCATATACCGGTGTGGCGGTTGGACACGACAACCTTCCTCCGACGGTGTATTTCTGGTGTCTCGTGAAAACTTGACATCCACTCCCGCCGGGGCTACTCTTACTTGTGAGCCTTAAACTAGAAACCTTTGACGACTTCCTCCCGGAGCCCTTGGCTTTCAGAGAGTTAGCGACCAAGGCACCCTTCTACGACATCCGAGGCCCCGATGGAGAGATGTACAAGCACATCAACGTGCGACCAAGCCACGAGTTTGAAGCTCCTCTGTCGCAGAGGCTTGGGGCCGCCGCGAAGGTCGGGTACAGCCTGCTCCGGGTGAACTACGATACCGAGGTGCCCAACAACGCAATCCACTCGGACAACTCGTACGAGAGATACGCAGGCGTTCTGTACCTCAACCCACCCGAGCAGTGTCGGGGAGGGACGGCGTTCTGGCGGCACAAGAAGTACGGCTTCACGCATTTCCCGGAGGAGCACGAAATCCGCCGCATCGGCAAGAAGCCGCTCCGCGTTTACACAGACCTTCACGAAGCGTACAACGACCCGGACCAGTGGGAGCAGACCCATGTGGTGGAGATGAAGTTTAACCGGCTGGTGGTCTTCGAGACCGAAGCCTTTCACTCCCGCTGGCCGATTGCGGCGTTCGGGACAAGCACGGCGGACGCCCGGATGATTGTGGCCATGTTTTTCGGACTCGTATGATTAGAACCCTAGAGCTCCACGAAATCGCCCGGATGGAAGAAATCGGCCACGAGTTTGCCGCTGAGGCCCAGTATCCGGGAGGGTTCTCCCGCGACGCCTTCTGTCAAGTGTGGGCTCCGGTAATCTCCTCGGGGCTCGGACAGATTCTCGTCTCCGAGGAGTCCGACGGGAGCTTTTCCGGGGCGCTCGGCATGGCCTTCGTCTCGGACGGCTTCTCGGGGCATCCCGTTGCGCTGGAGAATTTCTGGTTCGTGCGAAAACCGTTCCGCGCCACACGCGCGGGGCTCAATCTATTTTTCGGGTTCGAGTCGGCGGGCCACGCCCGCAACGTCAAGAAATTCGTCATGGTGCATCTCGTGGGACTCGGCGACGAGAAGCTCCAAAAATTCTACGAGTCGCAGGGGTATCAGCTCCGGGAGAAGACCTTCGTCAAGGTCCTAGACACATAATTTATGGGAATCGTAACAGCTTTGGTCGTGGGTGGAGTTGCAGCGGCGGGTGCCGCCGGTAGCGCATACTTGCAGAAGAAGGCCGGGGACAAGGCCGCCGGGGCGCAGATGGCCGCGCTGAAGGGCCAGCAGAAGATTCTGTCAGAGGAACTGTCCTTCGGGCGCATCAACCAAGCAGCTACCGAGGCGGACCGGCTCCGCGCCCAGAACCGGCTGGCGCTCCAAAAAGAGATTGACCCTGAGCTGGCAAAGGTGCGGGAGCTCGGGAAGCAGAAGCTGCTGGAGGAAGCCCAGCGTCCCTCGGAATCGCAGGGCACGCAGAAGATTGCGTCCCAGTTGGTGAAGGAGAACCTTCAAGCAGACCCCCGACTTGAGGCGCTCAAGGAATCCATCATCGGTCGGGCGCAGCAGGAGCTCGACTCGGGCTCGTCCCTTCCGCCGGAGTTCCAAGCGGACCTCGTCCGAGCGGGAGTAGGGCAGGGCGGGCAGGCGGGGTTCCGTCCGGAATCCAAGTCCATCGGGGGCTCAATCGCGCGGGCGCTGGGGCTGGGAGGCGAGCAGCTCAAGCAGGCGCGGCAGCAGCAGGCGGTGTCCCTCGCGGGCGCGGCCACCAACATGCAGAGTTCCCGAGCCAGCATCCTCTCCAGTATTTTTCCGACGGTAAAGGCCGCTGAGGATTCCCGCAAGGCGGACGCTGCCTCCATGTTCGGCATCGGAGAGGCTACCCTCCCTGAGTCGGGTCTGACCGGTCGGGAGGCCGCGAATATCCAGACGAATCGCGGAAACACGCTGATGAAGATTAAGGGGCAGCAGGGCGATATCAAGGCGCAACAGGCGCTCAATTCCGGTGCGGCCAACGCTGCGTACCTCGGAGCGGCCACCTCCTTTGCGACTTCTGCGCTCGGCTCTTTCGGGGCTTCCCACGGGGCTGGCCTCGCTCTCGGAGGCAAAGCAGGAACCGTCAAACAGATGGCTAACGAAATCCGCTCACAATATTGACTTATGCCCGGAATCGCAGACTCTCCAGTAGCCCCGCTCCAGCTCAACTCCGCCGCGTACGCGGGGGACTTCAAGGTGACCCCCGGCGTGGGGGACCTGATGAAAGCCTTTAAGGACGGGTTCATCACCACCGAAGATATCGCAAAACGCGCTCTTGACAAACCGCTGGAAAACGCGCAACGTAGTCAAGACTTGCAAGACACAAATCTCATCCGACCGAAGAAGCGGGAAACCGCCGAGAAGCAACTGGACCTACAGTCGCAGTCCCTCGACGCCCAAGCGAAGGCGCTGCCCCAAGCCGTCGAGCTCTCGACCACGGAGGCGGAGACTGCACTGGGCAAGGCCAAGGAAGCCCTGACTGACTTCAAGGCTGGCGGCGACCCGAAAGCCTACATCGACACACACCGTCAACTTTTCCCCGGACGAGCCCTTCCGCGCAAGCCTGACGGCACGATTGACTACGAGGGGGGTGCCGAAGCCATGGAGACGGAAGTGACCCGTCGCAAGAACCTTGAAGCCGCGAAAGCGGGCGCTGCAAACATTGAAACGAGAGAAGTCAAGGAGACTGACCCCAATACCGGGATGCAAGTTACGAAGGCGGTGCAATACAACAAGGTGACCGGGCTGAGGGTCAGCGAAACGGAACTCTCCAGAAGCCCGTACGAACTGAACGAACAACAGGCGGGCTCCAAGAGATACTCTGAGCGGATGGCTCTCAACGAAGAGATTCTCGGGAAGTTGGAGCAGGGGGGCTTCGACCCGACAGCCGCCGCGAACACGGTTAAGACGTATCTATTTAACCGATTGCAGGGACCTCAGTTGCAAGATTACACCGCAGCGAAAGACAGCTGGATTTCGGCCAACCTTCGTAAGGAGTCCGGTGCGGCCATTTCGGCGAAGGAGTATAAGGACGCCGGGAGTCAATACTTCCCGATTGACGGCGACAGCGAGTCGGGGGTGAAACTCAAGAAACAGCGCCGGGAGGCCGCCGAGCGGTCGATGTACGAAACCATCGGCCCGAGCGCGCCCGTCCGGAAAAAGGCCGCTGCTCCGGCTGCGGCTCCCGCCGACGCCAACACCCCGGTGCGCGTGAACCATCCAAAAGAGGCTCCCACGACCGCCAAGTTCATTCTGATGCCGGACGGCAATTCGTACATAAACCCCGGTTACATTCCGACCCCCTAAGCTATGCCTGAAGACATCTACGCTGGATTGCAAAGGGCCCCCCTGCCATCGGCTGCGGCTGCCCCCGAGGACATCTATGCGGGACTGCAAAAGGCCACCCCGCCCTCGGCTGAGGACCCGACACTCTACGCGGGTCTCAAGAAAGCTGATGAGCTGGACCTGAAGGACGAGTCTGCGCTGAAGGACGACGACGCTTTTCGTCCAGCAGACTACCTCTCGGCGAACCCCGACGTGTCGAAGGATGCCGAGAAGTATCAGAAGCTGCTGAACGTGTATCGAGCTCGCCGCATCCGGGGGCTTGAGGCGGGGAAGGTAGCGAAGGCTGCGGTCACCGAAGCCCCGGGCCTCGTCAAGAGTACGGTGCTCGGCCTGCGTGATTTAGGCGAACGAGCCATCGAACTCGGGATTCAACCGGCGGTTAACAAGGTCCTTGGGTTTGTGACCGGAACTCCCCCGGAGATTCGAAAGAGTATTGAGGCTGAACAGGGCAAGAAGCAACTCAAGGCCGCCAGCGAAATCGTCGCGGGTACAGAAACCGCCGTCACGGGGCTCGGGCAACTCGCGCAGCAGGGCCTCAGAAAGGTTTTTGGCAAGTCCCCCGAGAAATCGACGGACTCTGAACTGTCGGACGACCTTTATACAGACGCCGCGTTTTCCAAGACGATGAAGGCGCTCTCCGAAGGTTCCGGCGATGCCTCGGTCGCCTTGGGAATCGACAAGGACACCCTCGCGAAAGAGGGCATCGTGCTTGACAAGGACGCTATCGAGCGCCTGTCCCTTGTGGACCCGGTGACGCTCATTGGCACAGCGGGCGCGTTCAAGGTGGTCGGGCTCGGAGGCAAGGTGCTCGCTAAGGCGGCGACGAAATTGGGAGCCAAGACCGTGATGGCCGGGCTGAAGACGGCTGCGGCTAAGTCCATCGAACTTTCGGGCCGTGGATTGGCGGCGACGGGTCGCGGAGTGAAGGCGGCTGCCGAGGTGGTCCCGGCGAAGTCGCTGGGCTCCGTTGTCGGCGGGGTCCAGACTGGCACTCTCGCGGGGGTAGCCGTTGGGGCTGCCGCAGGCGAGGCCGCCAAGAAGATTGTAGTTGAATCGGCAGGGCAGTTCGCTTCCAAAGGAGCAAACCTCGCGGAGTTTGGACGCCAGCTTTCTCCCGGGTTTACCGGACCTAAGACGGCTGCAATGCAGCGGCTCGAAACCATTGCGGCCAGTCGGCCTGCCCAGCTTGCCAAGGGCACCGCCGGGGGAGCCGTGCAGGGCGTGGTTACCGGGGTTCCGCTGGCCCTAGCCTCGGACGACAGCCAGACAGCGGGCGCGTTGCTCGGAGCGGGCGCAGCTCTCGGCGGAATCGCGGGCGGTCTCGGAACGGCGAAGACGATTGCCATCGATTCCATCGCGAAGAACTACCTCGACCCTCGCCAGATTTCTTTTGACCCGACGAAGTCCCCGGGGTACGGAATCGACGCCCTGCTGGATGCCTCCCATGAGGCCGCGATGCAGAACCTCACCCCGCAGGCTCAGAACGCGGTCAATGCGTTCCGGGAAGCCATCCGGGCAGCGAAGGGCGAGATTTATGTGCAGGACGCAGCGGGCTATCTCGAACGCATCAAGGCGGAGATGGAAAAGGCGTCGGGGGCACCTCTTACTCCCGACCAAGTGGCGCAGGCGGAGCTCTATGCGAAGACCCACGCCGAGTTTGACGGTACGCGCGTGGACGCCGACGGCAACCAGCGCCGGGTAGTCTATCTGAACAGCTCCGCGAAGGGACTCCAGCATGACGCGGGACATCTTTTCCAGTCGCTGCTCTCCCCCGATTCACAGCAGAAGCTCCGGGACTCAGCGTTGAAACACTATACCCCCGAGCAAATCGAGGCATTCAAAGCGGAATACGCCGCCCGAATTGGGGAGGCCGACTTCTTCACCAAGCTTGGAGAGGAAGCCGGGAATGCCAAGGCCGCCGACGAGCTGATTGCCGAGAACTATGGCCAGCTCTTCCGCAACACCTCGCTGAACGACTTACGGGCCCCGCGCGGGTTCCTCAAGGAGCTCGGGCAGATGGCTCTGGACGCCGGGGAATCCCTCGGCATCGACCTTACCGGCGGTCGGGTCACTCCCGACTTGCAGGCCACACCCTCGTATCGGCTTCAAGGTATCCTCCGCAACGCCGCGCAGGAAGTTTTGACCCGGCCCGAGGCTCCTTTTTCGGGCCCCCAGAACGCCCCCGTCGCCCCGGCTCCGGCTCCGGCGGGACCCATCCCGATGCCTACTCCGGCGGCTCCAGCGGCTCCTGTTGCCATTCCTCCTCCCACCGCAGCCAAGCCTGTGGTTCCGGTTCCGGTTCCGGTCGCAGCAGCACCCGCTCCAGCACCCGCTCCAGCACCCGCTCCAGCACCCGCTCCAGCACCCGCTCCAGCACCCGCTCCAGCACCCGCTCCAGCACCCGCTCCAG